AAGGGCGATCCGGGCGTCGAAGGGAAGGCGGGCGAGATCGGACCTCGAGGCGAGTCCGGCCCGATCGGGCCGCAAGGGCAGAAGGGCGATCCGGGCGATCGCGGCGGCGTCGGCGAGCGAGGACTCGAGGGACCGCAGGGGGTTCCCGGCCGCGATGGTCGCGACGGCGAGCGCGGCCCGCAGGGCGACAAGGGCATCGACGGAGAGAACGGGCGCGACGGACGTGACGGGAAGGACGGTCAGGTCGGAGATCGCGGCGAGCGCGGCCCGGACGGTCCGCAAGGGATCAAGGGCCTCGACGGGCGTGACGGGATTCAGGGCATCGCCGGCAAGGATGGGCGCGACGGGTTCACGCTCGACGACTTCGATGTCGAACTGAAGGACGAGCGGACGCTCACGCTGACGATGCGCGCTGCAGATCAAGTCTTCACGAAGGAGATCCTCCTCTCGCATCCGCTCGACCGAGGCACGTTCGGCCCCGGCAAGCAATACGAGAAGGGTGACATCGTTCGCTATGGTGGGCACCTCTACATCGCGACTCAGCGCACGAAGACCGCGGCGGGCCCTGGCGATGCGAAGAACGGCGTCCCCTGGCAGATGATGATCCGTCGGCCGGCTGATGGCAAAGACGGAAAGGACGCGCCGCAATGAGCACCATTCAGACCCCGATCGTCATCGGCGAGCTCGGGCCGGAACCGGTCACCGTCGAGGAGGCGCGTCAGCACCTCGAGGCGCAACCGTACGGCGACAGCGACATCGATCCGCTCGACGACGCGATGATCGACGACATGATCGCCGCCGCGCGCGAGCGCTGCGAGGATTTCCTCGGCCTCTCTCTCTCGAGGCGTACCCTCGAGATCGGCCTCGACACGTTTCCGACCTGCTCGAGCCGGCACCGTCACTCGAGAGACGATCGTCGCCGCGAGCTCGGGATCTCGCTCCCGATGGGCCCCGTCATCGCGATCGTGTCCGTGCAGTGGGGCGACGAGAGCGATCAGATCCTCGGCGACGACTCGTTCGTCTTCGACCGCTACCGCAGCGCGAACACGCTGCTCCCGATCGCCTCGTCCTGGCCGTCGTTCACGGGCCTCGCGCCGAACGCGCTGAAGATCCGCTATCTCGCCGGCTATGGCGAGGACAGCGATGCGACGCTGAAAATCCCGGCGGCGACGAAGCGCGCGATCCTGCTGACGGTCGGGCACTTCTATGAGCACCGGTCCGACGTCGAGGACGGCTCTGTCGTTGATCTGCCGATGGGCGCGAAGGCGCTGCTCCGTCCGAAACGTGTTCGTCTGGGGATGGCATGACAACCCCGGGCCGGCTTCGCGATCGGATCTTCGTCGAGGACATCGTCACGACGTTCGACGTCGACAGCGACGGCGAAGAGACCGACGACAAGATCGAGACCTGGGTCCCGGTCTTCCCTGGCGCCGTATCTGCGCAGCGCATGCCGCTGTCGGGCCGCGAACTGATCTCGGCCGACGCCGTGCAGGCGAAGATCATCACGCGATGGCGAGTGCGCTATCGGCCTGAATACCGCGCGCGAATGCGGATCCGGCATCGCTCGGACCTTTACAACATCGAGGCGGTCGTCCCCGATCAAGAGAGCGGCGTGCACTGGCTCGTCCTGCAGTGCTCGAGCGGCGTGAATCCGGGCTGACATGCGCGGCCGCGATGGATGGGTCGGTCGGTGGGCCGGGCGCACGGTCGCGGTGATCGCGAGCGGTCCGAGCCTCACCCTCGAGGACGTGACGAAGATCCGGGACGCGGCGTTCCCGACGATCGTGACAAACACGACATGGGAGATCGCGCCATGGGCGGACGTGCTGTTCGCCTACGATCTTCGATGGTGGACAAAGTATCTCGAGAAGGTGCGCGCGGCGAACTTCCGAGGCGATCTCGTGACGTGCTCGAGGCTCGCGCGGAAGTATGACCTCGAGCCGCTCGTCGATGTCGGATGGTTCCATACCTTCTCGCAGTCGGGCGCCTCGGCGATCTCCCTGGCGATCACGACTCGAGCTCGGCGCGTGATCCTGCTCGGGTGCGACTGCAAGCCATCGAAAGATGGCGCGAAACACTGGCACGGCGACCACCCGCACGAGCTCTCGAACGCCGCATCGCTGAAGCTCTGGCCGCCGCTGTTCAAGCGGGTCGCGAAGCACGCGCGCGACAATGGCGTCGAGGTCATCAACTGCACGCGCGACACGGCTCTCGAGTGCTTCCCGCGGATCTCGCTCGAGGAGGCGCTGAAGACATGAGAGCGATTCGATGCGGCCGAGGCCTCGGCGACAGTCTGTATCTGCAGGCAGTCGTCCGGCACCTGATCAAGACGACGCCGGAATCGTTCGTCGTGCGCTCCGACTATCCCGACGTGTTTCGTCCGCTGAAGCATCGCGTCGACGTCACGCCGTTCTCTCGAGTCGTCGATCTGTGCGCGCACTATGCCGCGCGGAAGTCGGTCGTCGGGACCACGCAATTCGAGGATTGTCTCTACGGCGTCGGGCTGCTCGAGAAGAAGGCCGAGGTCGAACTGCGCATCGATTGGGAGATCACAGATCGCGGCCTCCCGTGGGATCTCGGTCTGTATGGTCGGCCGATCGTGCTCGTGCAACTCCCGCGCGCGCCGATGGGCCGGACCGATGGATTCGGGAAGGAGCTCCTCCCGGACTGCCGGGTCATTCAGCAGGCGATCGATCGGGTCCGCGATCGCGCGCTGATCGTGCAGATCGGATCCGGCGTGCCGCTATTCAAGTTCGATCACATCGACGTCGATCTCGCGAACAAGACGAGCGTCGCACAACTGCTCGACGTCGCATCAGTGGCGAGCGGCTTCATCGGCTATGTCTCGTTCATGGTGCCTCTCGCCGAGTCGTTCGGAAAGCCGGCGCTGTTCGTCTGGTCGGCGCGCGGGCTGCGCGGATCTCATCAGTTCATTCGGCAGATCACGCCGAAGAAGGTCCTTCAGCGACCGTCCTCCCGGTTCGTCGTCGACGACTGGCCGGGAGGCAAACACGACGAGGCGTTCCATGACTTCGCACTTTTGCTCTAAGCAGCACCTCTCCGAAATGTTTTCAGGTCGCCGCGTGGCGATCGTCGGGAGCGGCCCCGGCTCGCTCGACAACCCGTCGGGCCTCGTCGATTCATTCGACGTCGTCGTGCGCGTGAACAACTACAAAACCGGCGCTTCGCCTGGCTACCGATGCGACGTGTTTTACTCGTTCTTCGGATCTTCGATCAAGAAAGCGCGCGAGGACCTGATCGCCGACGGCGTGCGTCTCTGCATCTGCAAATGTCCGGACGCGAAGTTCATGGAAAGCGAATGGCATCGCAGGATGAACAAACCTCACGGCGTCGACTTCCGCTACATATACGAGGCCCGTCGCGAGTGGTGGTTCTGCCCGACCTATGTTCCGCCGCTCGATGAATTCGTCGCGTCGTTCGAACTGCTCGGTCGGCACATCCCGAGCACCGGTTTCTCCGCGGTCCTGGCCGTGCTCGAGCACAATCCCGCGCGCCTCTACCTGACCGGCTTCGACTTTTTCGCCTCGCGCACGCACAACGTAAACGAGCCATGGCGACCGGGGAATCCGGACGACCCGATCGGCCACGCGCCGGAGCTCGAGCGGGACTATCTCCGTCAACATCTGAGCGACAAAATAGCGCTCGACCCGCGGCTCGCCGCAATCATCGATAAGGGGTGAGACGTGCAATTCTGGTCGGAGTCGATCGAGAAGCAGATCGGCGAGCGAGTGATGATCGCGCTCCGCGATCCCGTGCTGCTGAAGGTCTTCGAGAAGTTCGGGCCCGAGACCTTCCGGCGCTCGAGCGTCTTTCACGGCCTCGACAAGTTCCTGCGCGAGTGCGAGGTGCGCGGGAACTGCTGCTTCGAGATCGGCACATGGAACGGCCTGACGGCTGTCGTCCTCTCGAGGTTCTTCGAGCAGGTCATTACTGTCGACGTCGCTCACAACGCAATGAAGCATGAGGTCCTCGAACACCTCGGGATCCGCAATGTCACGTGTATCGATATCACGAGCAACTCGCATAAGGCCGACCTCGCCCGAAATATCGATTTCGATTTCGCATTCATGGACGGGGATCATGCGAACGACACCGCGTCAGATTGGGCTCTGGTCCGTCGCTGCGGGCGTGTTCTCTTCCATGAGGTTTGGCCCTGGCAGGATCCGGTCTTCGCGCTGGTTCATTCGCTCCCGCGGCGAGAGGTCAGGCAAGGCGGCTGCGGTCTAGCACTCTGGGAGTCGAATCGATGATCTTCACGTACAAGGGCCGGGAGTGGCCGGAATACCTGCGCACCGGGAACGCGTGTCAGCACATCGCCGCGAGCGCGCTTCACTTCTGCAAAGGTCGAGGGCTCGATGTCGGCGCCGGCGCGTGGCCGCTACACGGCGCGACGCCGGTCGATGTGAAGAACGGCGGCGATGCGATGGATCTTCCGCACGGCCCGACGGGCTACTACGATTTCATTTTCTCGAGCCATTGCCTCGAGCACCTCGAGAACCCGATCGCCGCGCTTGAGCACTGGCGCTCGAGGATCTATCCGGAGAACACGCCGGGCCGCGGCACGGCTCGAGGGGGCGTGCTGTTCCTGTACCTGCCGCATCCTGACATGATCTACTGGCGGCCGCAGCACTGTCGAAAGCATCTGCATTCATGGACGCCGGCGCAGATGGCCGAGATCGTCAGGGACCTCGGGTTCGACAGCGTCATTCATTCCGAGCGAGATCTCGCGTGGAGTTTCTCGGTCGTCGGGTTCAAAGGAGCGTGACTATGGAAATGATCAATCGCAGCATCGGCAACGCATTGGACGCGCAGCGCATGATCGACCGAATCGTCGATCGGACTCAGGCGCGCCGCGTCGTCGAGACGCCGGCCTGCAACTCGAGCGAGATCTCCGAATGGAATCGCGCCGTCGACGAGCGCAAGGCCGCGAAGATCGCTCGCCGCGAGCAACTGAAGCGACTCGCCGAGACCGTCGAGCACTCGCTCGAGGTGCGTGCGAGCTCGACGATCGCTCGATGATGGATCGCTTCATTCGCGGTCTCGAGACCTTCCCCGATGGGGATCTGACTCTTTGCCCGAATGAAGGGATCGCCTTTCAGACGGACATGACCGTCCGCGCGGACTACGGCGCCGACTACTTCGAGAAGTGCGCGGGGTACGAGGACAGCGCGATCGCGACGAAGATCAACGACGGCCGCATCGCGCTCGTCGGGCGTCACCTCGGGCACCGGCCGCCGGTGGTCGACATCGGCATCGGCTCCGGCGAGTTCATCAAGAAACGGCCGAACACGTTCGGGACCGACGTCAATCCCGTCGCGCTCGAGTGGCTCCGGAAGAACGACCGGCTAGCGGGCTCGCTCTGGGAGTTTCCGGCCTTCACGTTCTGGGATGTGATCGAGCACCTCCCCGAGCCGGAGGACTACTTCCGACAGATCCAACTTCGCGCGCTGCTCTTCACGAGCGTCCCGATCATGAAGTCGCTCGACGTCGTCCGCGAGTCGAAGCACTATCGGCCCGGCGAGCACCTGTACTATTTCACCGAGACCGGGTTCGTCTTCTGGATGCGCGCTCATGGGTTCGGGCTGATCGAGCATGCGACATTCGAGATCGACGCGGGTCGCGACTCGATTCACTCGTTCGCGTTCAAAAGGCTCCTATGGCCCTGAGTCCGGAAATGCGGCTCGAGAAGTTGGACGGCGTCTATGACACGCTGCGATCGCTGCCGGCCGAAGTCGTCTCGCAGCGGGGCGGCCCGATCCGCGCCGCGCTGCGCAAGGGCGCGACCGTGTTCCTGAAAGAGGCGCAGAAGAACCTGCAGGCGCAGACGACGAACGCGACGAAAGAGGACTATCAGCCGACGCTTCTGCTCCTGAAGAGCCTCACCGTCACCCGCGGGAAGCCGGACCCGAACTCGAAGGGCGAACGTTACGTCGTGCGGATCCTGAAGCGCACCTATGCACGGCCAGGACGCCGGCCGGTGACGACCTTGAAGACCGGAAGCCTGCTCGAGTATGGGTCCGCACATCAGCCGGCCGAGCCGTGGGCCGTGCCGGCGTTCAAGGCGAAAGTCGGGACCGTGATCGATGTCGTCGTCGACGAGACCGTGCGCGGCGTCGAGGCGATCGTGAAGAAGCTCGCCGCACAGAACTCCTCGAGGTGACCCAGATGACGACGTCGCTCTTTCCGCCAGTCATGAAAACCCTGAAGGCCTCGAGCGAGGTCTCCGCGCTGCTCGGCTCGTCGAACCCGTTCCGCGTGTTTCACCGGGACGCGCCGCAGGACACGAGTCGCCCATATGTGACGTGGCAACTGACCGCGGATGCGCCGGAGAACCACCTCTCCGGAACGCCGCCGACGGATCGAACGACGATCCTCGTCAACTGCTGGGCCCCGGGCGAGGGCGACGTCGGCCGCCTCGGGAAGGCCGTGCGCGATGCATGCGAGTCGCTCGCTTATCTCACCGGAGTCCCATTCGACGGCCGGGATCCTGAGACGAAGCTCTATCGCATCGCCTTACAGTTCGATTGGTTCGTCGACCGCGACCGGTAGACGCCGATCAACCCGCCGGCGCCCTGCATTGGGCCCGACTCCCCGCTGCGAGGCAATTCATGACCACGGGAACCGTTCGCACTCAGGGCTCCGAGCTCTTTTTCATCGAAACCGAGTCGGCCAGCGACCCGGCGATCACGAAACTGATCTGCCCGACGGGGATCAACGGCCTCGGCGGCGCGAAGGACCAGATCGAGACGACCTGCCTCGATACGACCGGCGACAAGGAATACGCCGCCGGCCTCGGGAACCCCGGGCAGGTCTCCGTCCCGTTCAACTTCATCCCGCGCGATACGTCGCATCAGATCCTCTTTGCCCTGAAGGACAAAGGGACGGTGATGAAGTGGCTCGCGTGCCTTTCCGAGTCGACGACCGATCCGACGATGGACACCGATTTCGTGTTCGTCGTGCCGACCGATCGCACGTCGTTCGCGTTCGACGCGTATATCTCGGACGTGAATATCGATATCGCGACGAATGAGATCGTGAAAGGGACGCTCACCCTGCAGCGTTCCGGCTCCGTCACTGTGCACCCGTACACCCCGGCATGAACGCCGAGGCGAAGAAGGCCGCCGGCTTCAACCCGGCGGGCCTTGTCGTCGCGTCCGATCCCCTCGTCAGAGAGGTCGACTTCGGCGGCGGCAATGTGCAGAAGATCCCGTTCCGCGAGATCTCGGATGCGGACTGGTTCCGCTATTACACGCGGCTCGGCTCGAAGGACGAAGACGTGCGCGCTGCTGCTCGGGCGTATCTCGTCTCTGTCGGCGTGGCGAACCCTGACGGCTCGCAAGCGATGACGCTCGAGGAGGCGCTGCGGCTCAAACCGCAAGCCCTGAAGGCGCTCGAGACGCCGATCCGGGCGTTCCTCGAGGAGTCGGCGGCGCAAGCGGGAAACGCATCCGCGCCAGGGGCCGAGATTGGTTCTGGCACGTCTTAGCCCTCGCACTCGGCGGCCGCACAGTCGCCGAGTGGAAAGTGACGATGAGTCACGCGGAGCTCGATTCATGGATCGAGTTCTATAACCTTCATCCGTTCGATGACCGTCATCGGTTTCACCGTCCGGCGGCCCTGCTCGCGCACACGATAGGCGGGCGGGACGTTCGCGCCATGATGTCCTGGCTCGGAAGCGAACTTCAGCCGGCGGCGCCGGGTGAGCAGCCGACGACGACGAGATCGCCGGGCCAGGCCGACCCGGAAAAAGTCGCGCAGGCGATCGAAGAAGTCGAGAATCCTGCACCGGCGGAAGTGAACGAGGACGGATGGACGGTCGCTGACCTAAACACCATGGCGAGCCTCGGCGTGAAGATCCCGCGGCGCAAAGTAAAGGAGGCGTGACATGGCAGGAGCCGGATCGGTCGTCATCGACCTCCTCATGCGGACGGGTCAGTTCGAGACCGACGTCGGACGCGCGCAGAAGATCCTCGACAAGCTAGACAAGTCGATCAATAAGCAGGTCGACGCGCTGAAGCTGCAGGCCGCGACGCTCGGCATGACGACTCGAGAGTCGACGCTGTTCGCGCTCGCGCAGCAGGGCGCGACGACGGCGCAACTGAAGAACGCCGAGTCGGCGCTCGCGCAGGTCGAGGCATACAACAAGCTGCAGGCCGCGGGGAAGGTCGCGCTGAAGGTGGTCGCCGGTCTCGGCGTCGCCGCGATCGCTGCGGCCGCCGGCTTCGTCTCGCTCGTCGACGAGGCGGGGAACTTCAAAGACCTCGAGGAGGAGACCGGCGCAAGCGCGGAGAGCCTCGCATCCCTGGCGGTCGCTGCGGCGGTCGCCGGACTCAGCGTCAACGACGTCGCCGGCGCGACGGTGAAGCTGACGAAGGCCCTGACCGGCCTCGACGACGACTCTAAGCCCGCGGGCGCCGCGATCAAGTCGCTCGGCCTCGACCTGCAGGAGTTCAAGAAGCTCGACCCCGTTCAGCAGATCGACGCGCTGACGGCTGCATTCAATCGCTTCAAAGACGGACCGCAGAAGACGGCCGTCGCGGTGCAACTGTTCCGCGGCGAAGGCGCGAAGATGCTGAAGCTCTTCAAAGAGCTCGGCGAAGAGGGCGGACGTCAGGTCATCCTGACGCAGGATCAGATCGACATCGCCGACGAATTCAGCGATCGACAGAAGAAGTCGGCGGCGACGCTGAAGCTCTACGCGGAGGCCGCCTCGACGCTCGCCGTTCCGGCGCTTACCGCGCTGACCGAAGCGGCGACCGAGGGCGTGAAGCAACTCCTCGGATTCGACAAGGTCGGGAAGGATCTCGCGAACGCGAACCCGGTCGCGATGTTCGCGGAAGCGGCGGCCCGCGAGGTCGCGAACCTCCTCGACTACATCGCGCAGAGCGGTCGCGAACTGTCGGCGCTCGTCGACTTCGGCGTCGCCTATGCAACGATCGCGAAGCAACTCTCGACGCTCGACATCAAAGGAGCGAAGCAGACCGGCGCCGAGTTCCGCGCACGCTACGGTCTCGACGAGAACGGTCGGAAGGTCGTCGTCGGCGAGGCTCAATCGCAGGCGCACCTCTTCCGCGATGCGTTCGACAAGGCCCTCGCGGATCGCAAGACGAAGGCCGCGCAGCCGAAGGCCGTCGACGACCGGCCCGAACTGAAGGCGAACGCACCGTCGAAGAGCCACGCGGCCGAGGACCTGAAGAAGTCGCTCGACGGTCAGCTAAAGCTGATCGCGGACTTCGGGCGCGCGCAGGCCGACGCGTACAAGCTCGGCGAGTCCTACCTCTCCGGCGTGTACGCCGACGGCCTGATCTCGCAGCGCAGTTTCTTCGACACGCAGAAGAACCTGCGAGAGGCCGAACTGCAGAACACGCTCGACACGATCGACAAAGAGATCGCCGCGCTGCGCGCGTACGCCGCGAACCCGCTGACGAAGCCCTCCGATCGCATCGCCGCGAACGAGAAGATCAAGCTTTCGATTCAGCAACGGGCCGACGCGGTCACGAAGGCCGCCGGCGCCGAGATCCTCGCCGAGCAGCAGAACGGCCGCGCGATCGAGGCCCTTCAGGATCGCTATGACGACCTTCGCGCGTCGGTGATCGCCGCCGGCGGCGATGAGTTCGGCGCAGCGCAGATCCGGATCGCTCGGCAAGTGCGCGACGCGAACCGACTCGCGACGCAGGCCGGTGGGGATCATGGCGTCGTCGACGAACTTCAGCGACAGCTAGAACTTCGCGCGACCGCGCAGCAGCAGCAGAAGGACTATCAAAAGCTCCTCGACGAGTCGGCGAACCGCGAGGCGAACATCTATGCCGATGCGAACGCCGGCGGCGAGACGCAGGTCGAGACGCTCGCAAAGATCCGGGACGCACGCACCGTCGCTCTCGAGCAACTCGGCCGCATGGTCGAGGCGGCGCGCGCCCTGGCCGAGGCCTCCGGCAACGATGCCGATATCAAGCATGCGAACGATCTCGCCCTCGCTTACAAACACGCGGCCGACGAGATCGATCCGCTCGCGAAGAAAATCAATTCGAGCCTCGAGGACTCGGCCTCGGCACCGTTCGCAGACTTCATCCTCGGCACGCAGACCGCGTCGCAGGCCTTCCGCTCTTTCACCTCGAGCGTCCTGAAGAACCTCGCCGACATCGCCTCGAAGAACCTCGCTAAGACCATCTTCGGCGATACCGGCGGATCCTCCGGGATCGG